CTAGTTTGTCAATGAGAGACATATACACTTCGGCGACGCGACAGTTAGCGATGGCTACATCATCTCCAAGAATCATATATTCATTGAAGTGATTGTAACCACATAATTTAGCCGCTAGGCGGACTAGTATGTGATGCGTGTAGGCGAGTGAAGATCAGGAGGAATAAAGTCCTATCCCTTGACCGGTGTTGTAATAAATTACTTCACCTCTCGGGAGTCGGAACCCTTCCCCAACTATGACTTCAGCTCAGGCCTCACAGCCTTTACTACTCAGTCCGCATAAGTGTAATACCAGTATCTGAAGTGATACTGGTAAACGATCAGTTGCTGCTGTCAAGTCATAGCAGTAAACCTTTTTCCCACTATTGTATCAAGCTTTTGCCTGGTCAATGGATCGCTTCTGATCAAATGTATAATCAGTTCTTAATTTCTTAAGACACTGAAACATGACATTATGAAGCGGGAGGAGGGTGTTTTGCGTTATTCAATCTGAAATTGCAATGACACGCGTCTTACCAAGCCCATCAGGGAAAGAGGCCAATCGGCGAATGCTTAGGCCAAACTTTTTAATGAGACTCTTGGTAAAACGCATGTCCAAGACTTTATTCATTATCCCATCTCCTAATCAATTAAGGAGTTGGGAGGGTAATCAAATTGACCCCGGATATATGTTTGGGATTTTCATCCTCAAACGAAATTCGGTAATGAATAGGTCAAGTGCCTTTAAGGCACTTGGCATCTTGTTTAATGCGCAACATTCAAGAAGAATGCGACTAAACCCTTTTCCCATTGATCCAGACCTTGCTCAAGTTCCTAGGTTTAAAAGCCCAGGACTGAACATAGTAACATGATCAACGTTGGGACAGTATTTACTGTTCCTGAAATGCAGACCGCGCGTAATATCTTTATGATATCGGACCATAAGATCCATTACCTCCACTGTACCACTATCTCTCCCCTCTTTAGGGGGATAAAGAATAGTAGAGAGCTTTGGTGTGGATCCTCATTCCAATAAACGATACATTCGAAAGAATGTAAGGTAAAGACACTTATCAAAAGGAGACATCCTCGGAAGTTTCGATAAGAGATTCTTCAGGTATAAAGGGACTCCCGTTCTCGGGGTCACTTTACGCCAGAAGCCTCCTTCGTCACAACGTTGGATCTTACCTATTAAAATGAAATTTTTCAATAGTAAGTAATCCGTCTTGAGACAGTAAGTCAACTTACCTACATCTATCGTTTTAATCCAGGATATGTGAAGTTCTATGATGGACTTCAACATATTCTGAGATTCCCTCGACCTTAACAATGCAGAACAAACTGTTCAATGCACGTTAAGGACTCGCAGTGACTCTTTTCGGAATGAGGCCAGAAGTAATGCTTCTCTGGTCTTACCCTTTCCGGGTACGCCTGTTGCTTTCACAAGGGGTGAGCCTCGTTGCCTGTTGTCAGACATACCAAGACGACTGCGGAGTCGGTCAATACAGGACTTAATAAATCCTG